AGCACGGGCATCGGGGGCGACACGGGCGGCATGCGGCTGGGGATGGTGGCGGGGCAGACCTACACCGCACTGGCGACGTTCTACCAGAACACCCCACAGACCGGTGGGCTAGGTCCCTTCGCCAGAAGCATCGTCCCGATCTTCAACCTCCCAGGCGTCGGGTACACCACCCAGTCGACCGCCCAGGCAGCCAACACGGGCGTCAACGCCCAGCAGCTCAGCCTGACGTTCACCGTGCCAGCCAACGCGACCGAGGCATTCATCCGCCTGTACAACGGCGCGAGCGCGGGCAACGGCGACGTCTGGTGGGACAACTTCGCGCTCATCCCCGGCAGCTACCCGGGCGGCTACTTCGACGGGGCTACCCCGGCTGCTGGCATCTACGCCTACCAGTGGACGGGCTCGCCGAACGCGTCGAGTTCCACCGCCACCACGCCGACCCCGGCTGGCTGGTCGTACTCGAACGTCGTGCCCACGCAGAGCGCCATCACCGGGGGCAACCCCGGACCGCTGGTCACCGGCTCGGGAAACTACCTTCTGGAGCTGGTGCCGAACAACGCCTCCACTGTGACGCTCAGCGGCTCGGGTGAGGTCTCCTCCGACATCGTGGAGGGGCAGTTCTATTGCTTCTCCGTCTACGGCATGTCTCTAGGAGCCGCCTCCGACGTGACGCTGTCGCTGTCGGCGAGCGCTGCCGGTGCGCCCACGCTCACGAACACCCAGAGCTACTCGCAGGTCGGCACGATCACCAGCGCCCAGAGCACGGGTGCCCAGGTCACCTACACCACCAACTACCCGGTGGCGGTCGGTCAGACGGTCTCGATCACCGGGGTGACTCCGGCGTCGTTCAACCTGACGAACGCCATCGTCACCAGCACCACGCCGTTCGGCTTCACGGTGCAGAGCCCGGTGATGGACACCTACGGCTCCGGTGGCACGGTCGCCTACCCGGCTGCAACACGGCTGGGCAGCGCCTGGCAGCGGTTCTCCGTGAACCTCTACGTCCCCGCGGGGTATTCGGTCAACCCGGTCACGCTGACGCCTGTAGTGAGCTACAGTGGCGGCGCGACCACGGTCTGGGATGCAGCGCAGCTCGAACCGCGATTCAGCCCGAGCGACTACTTCGACGGCGGGTACCTCGACTCCGCGTGGGGTGCCGGTCCTGCCAGCGCCAACAACTCGGATTCGTTCCAGTACTCGAACTTCACGGAGAAGATTCCGCGCCTGGCTGAGGAAGTGGTCGAGTTCCTGCCCTCAGGGACCCCGTACACCATCGTTCGGGCAGATGGTGTGGCTACGACCATCGCTGGCACACCTGTGAGGGGCTTCGCCCCGTAAGCTTCGGGGCATGGTGAACCTACTGATCATTACGCTCCTCGCAGGGGCGGCTACGGCATTCTCGACGGAAGTTGTCGGTGCAATCTCCGACTTCTGGATTTTCGACCCCAAGACGGTCAAGGCGCTCAGTGCGCTGCCCTTCGCTGCGCTGTTCTGCTGGCTTCTGGGGCTTCAGATGCTGGCGTTGGTCGTACCATCCCTCGCTGCCGCGTTTCTCTCGCTGGCGGTCATGCGGTGGCTGAACAGACCCGTTCAGGTACAACAGGTCGTCTCCCGTCGACTACCGTAGAGACAACCGGCTCGATACGCCGTGTCGTGGGCATCAATCCCGACAACGGCATTGTAGAGTCGACCTCGCGCCAGGCTGGACCCGCCTGGACCTTCCCACCCCTGACCACGGAGCATTACCCCGATGAAACTTCCCCCGCGGCTCTTCGCGCCCAAAACCAGCCAGGAGTTCGTTCTCCTCGCATCCCTGTACCACATTGCTGACGAGAACGGTGAAGTCCAGGTGACCATGGACGAGCTGTCCAAGCTGACACGCATGCGCCGAGAGCCTCAGCGCCGTGCCCTCCGCCGACTGGAGGCTGACGGTCTCGTGGAGACTACGCGCACTGTCCTCGGAGCAGGGCGGCTCTCGACCAACCGGTACCGGCTTCTCCTGCAGGACGCCGCAAAGTGACGGCTGTACCGCACGAGTTCTACGCGACCCAGCTCACCCCGAACGAGTTCATGGTCGCTGTCACCCTGCTGCACCTCAGCAACTCGAAGGGTGTCGTGGACGCCACGGTGGAGGAGCTGACACTGCTCACACGGTTCAGCCCCGAGACTATGCGCCGCGCATTCCGGAAGCTGGAGGAGGTGGGAATCCTGAGCACCACGAGGACCAAGAGGAACCTCGGAAAGTACTCCAAGAACCGCTACCAGCTCCTCGTGTCAGCACCTGTTCCCGAGGCGGTCGACCCGCTGAAACGGGAGTCGTCGTGGACCTCTACCACCCCTCCAGCCAGAGGGGTGACTGACCAGTCTTCCCTCCAGTCAGAGGGGTGGAAACCACCACTCCAGCCAGAGGGGACAACAGGTAGCTATGTAGCTAGTAAAGCTACCAAGTCAGAACTACAAGCTTTAGGTACTTCGTACCTAAAGGGGCACGCTGAGAGCGTGCCCAGTGAACGCTGGGAGGAATCTATGAACAAGTGGAATGCTGATGACGACTTCGTCGGAGCGGTCGGACTCTTCGAGGAAGACGTGGCTCCCAGCGGCAAGCCGAAGCCCAAGGCTGACCGGAGGAAGTCCGGTACCCGGAAGCAGCGTCCGGAGTCGGAGTGGACAGCCAACGACGTGGCGGCAGAGTTCGCCTACCAGCTCGGGCGTCGCTTCCCCCGCATCCCGGGACTGGTCAACCAGGCGGCGGTACGCGGCGCTCTCATGCGCTACCGGTCGCAGTTCGACACCACCGCCGAGGTCGAGATGGAAATCATGCGGATGTACTTCGAAGACGAGTACAACCTGAAGCTGGCGCAGGAATCGCCCACCAGAGCCCACGGAAAGTACCTGGCGATGTTCAAGACCCACATCCCGCAGGCTCATGAGCGTCTGGGGCTGGATTTCGGCGAAAGCCGTGTCGTGATCGATCAGGAGGACGTCGCCGAGTACATTTACTCCACGGACGGCACCGAGTTCGAGAACAACATGTCCGGGCGTGCCGCCCTCAAAGGCTACGAGCAGCGCCTGCTGCAGAACTCCTGACCGACTGCCGAACTACCGAGGGATCACATGGCTTACAACCTCGCGGAGATGTCTCCGCTGAAACGCTTCTGGCTCACCCGCCAGAGCAACATCCCGCAGCGGTACTGGGGCTTCGACGCCCAGGACATCACCCGCGACACCGGCTCCTTCCCGAAGGTGATCGACGTCTGGCTCGATGACGTGCTGAACGGCGACGTGATCAAGTCGATGGGCAAGCTGGGCTACACGGGCGTCGGGCTGCTGTTCGACGGCAAGCCGGGGCGCGGGAAGACCACCCACGCTGTCACGGCGCTCACCGAGTTCCTTCTCCGCCTCCCGGACGACGACGCGGGAATTGCTCGGGTCATGGGCTGCAAGACGACCGATGTGGGGCACAAGTTCCGCGCGGTGTACTTCCTGACCATGAACGAGCTGCTGACGAAGAAAAAAGCCGCGTTCGACGCCGATTCGGACGAGCGGCGCGAGCTTCACTACGAGATGGAGGGTTTCCACGGTCGTTCGACCCTGGACCACCTGAATGTCCGCCTGCTGGTGCTGGATGACCTCGGGAAGGAGTACGGCTCCAAGTACGACGACTTCTCCTTCGATGACGTGCTTCGCAGCCGCTACGACAAGGGTCTGCCCACCATCATCACGACGAATAAGCCACGAGAGACCTGGGGAACCGCTTACTCTGAAGCTATGGGCAGCTTCGCCCACGAAGCGTTCCGACGAGTCAAGCTCGACGGCATCGACCTTCGAAAGGGGCGGTGATGAAGGGTACGAGCATGGCAGGTGCGCGCTGGCGGACGATCCGGGTCTTCCTGGACGAGAACGGTGTCGATGAGGTCGACTGGGACATGGACAACCGGACCGACCTCCGGTGCACCTGCCCGCAGTTCGCTCGCAACCAGTCGAAGCCGAACATCAGCCGCAAGTGCAAGCACGTCGCCTACCTCCTCCGCGAGATGAAGGAAACCGGGCGCTTCCGCCTCCGGCTGGACAAGGACATCCCCGACGAGGTCGCCCAGGCAGCCCTCCGTGACGACCCGGCAGCGTTCCGCGACCTGGTCATCCGCCACTCGACCCCCATCCTTCTCCCCTGATGCAGGGCGGAGACATCAGCTCCGCCACACCCCCGCGGATCATCGTCGGCATCGACGTCGTCGTGAAGTCCGAGTGGTCCGAGGACCGCAAGCGGTTCCGCAAGAGCAGCCGCGAGCGCGTCATCACGGGCTACAACTGGGCGGAGCTGTCGGCACTGTGGAACCGGAGCTTCCGCTTCGGGCTCGCCGTCGAGCTGGCAGCCTCTGCGGCTGAGGGCTGGACCGAGAAGCACCTCGACCAGGTGATGGAGAAGCTCGACAACCGGGGCGGGAACCCCTTCAACAACGCGGAGCTGTTCGACAGCACCGAAGACCTCATCGCTGAGCTGCCCTACCGGGTGAACCTGAAAGGCGTCGTAGACATCCGCGGTCGCGTCGCTTACTACGGCTCCTGGGGCATCGAGCTAGACAACCTGAACTGACCACCAGAGGACCACCACATGGCACACGACAACGAATACCGGCTGATCAGCAAGATGATCCAGTCGCGCACGATCATCCCCGTCATCGAAGCCGGGGTGCGCGACGACTGGATCGTAGACGACGACCTCCGGAAGGTCTTCAGCTTCATCCGCGACCACTACGGAAAGTATTCCGAGGTCCCGTCCTACACCACGGTGAAGGACAACTTTCCTAACTTCCAGGCGCTGAACGTCACCGACACCATCGACTACCTGATCGACCAGTCGGTGGCGTTCCGGCGCAAGACGCTCACCCTGCAGGGCGCGTCCAAGACCGTCGAGACCCTGCAGAACGGCGACCACGAGGCAGCCCTCGCGGAGATGTCGAAGACCATCGCGGTGGTCAACGAGCAGGGCGTGGTCGGCACCAACCACATCGACCTGCACACCGACCCGGAAGCCCGGTTCAAGGAGTACGAGAACGTCCAGAACAGCGTGTTCCTGGGCATCCCCACCGGCTTCGAGAAGATCGATGAGGCAACCGCGGGGCTCCAGGGCGGGCAGCTCGTCACCGTGATCGCTCCGCCGAAGACCGGTAAGAGCCAGATCGCTCTGCAGATGGCGATCAACACCTACGAGCTGGGCAAGGTGCCCATGTTCCAGTCCTTCGAGATGAACAACCACGAGCAGGCGCAGCGCCACGACGCCATGCGCGCGCACATCAGCCACGGACGGCTCCGCCGCGGGAAGCTCAACACCCAGGAGGAGAAGCGCTACAAGGACATGCTCGCCAAGATGAAGACCGAGCACCCCTTCCACATGGTGGACGCGGTCAACGGTCTCACCATCGACGCGCTGATGGCGAAGGCGGAGCAGCTCAAACCGGACATCATGTTCGTGGACGGTGTCTACCTGATGCTCGACCAGGTGACCGGCGACTCCAACACGCCCCAGGCGATCACGAACATCACCCGCGGGCTGAAGCGCGTCGCCCAGCGCCTGGACATCCCCGTGGTCATCACCACCCAGACGCTGCTCTGGAAGATGAAGGGCAACAAGGTCTCCGCCGACAGCATCGGCTACTCGTCGTCGTTCTTCCAGGACTCCGACGTGATCCTCGGTCTGGAGCCGGTGGAGGAGGACGACCAGATTCGCCTGCTGAAGATCGTCCAGTCCCGTAACTGCCCGCCCTCGGAGACCTCGATCACCTGGAGCTGGGACACCGGCTGTTTCCACGACGAGAGCAAGCAGTCGACTTGCAAGTTCTGCGTCCCGTTCGGAGGGGTGCCCACCCCATGATCGGCATCGACTACGAAGAGGTTCTCGACAACCTCGGTATCGAATACGACACCCGCGGCGTGGAGGCGCTCGCGCTCTGCCCGATGCACTTCAAGCTGACCGGCAAGGAGGACCATTCCCCGAGCTGGTCGCTCAACATGGAGACCGGGCAGCACATGTGCTTCTCGTGCGGCTACAAGGGCAACCTGCTCCAGCTCGTCGCCGACGTGAACGGGTTCTACCTGCCGCCCGTCTGGGGCGTAATCGAAGAGCAGCGGGACTACCAGGCAGCAGAGAACTGGCTCGGCTCGATGACCGAGGTCTCGCCCGACCGGCTGGCTGAGGCACTGCGCCGCATCCCCAACCGGGTGGAGCAGCTCCCGCCCCCGCCGCCGATGAACGAGGCGCGGCTGGTGATGTTCACCGCCCCACCGCAGAAGCAACTCGACGCTCGTAGGATCAGCGCCGAGGCAGCCGCCGCCTACGAGATTCTCTGGGACCCGAAGACCCTGTCGTGGATTCTCGTGATCCGCGAACCTGAGGGCAAGCTCATGGGCTGGCAGGAGAAGGGCACCGTCGAGCGCACCTTCAAGAACCGCCCGCCTGGCATCTCCAAGAAGGATGCGCTGTTCGGCTACAAGAACCTCCGCGAGGACGTGGTCTACCTGGTGGAGTCGCCGCTCGACTGCGCCCGGTTCTACACCGCAGGCTTCCCCGGCGCAGTGGCAATCTGTGGCTCCGCCATGAGCGAGGCGCAGGTCAAGCTGGTCAGCGGAGCCTCCCGGGTGATCGCCGCGTTCGATAACGCCGCCACCGACCCCGCAGGTAAGAAAGCAAGCGCCGGACTTTCTGAGCTAGCGCTGCGGTATGGGCTCAACCTGAGCTTCTTCAACTACGGCGACTCCGGAGCCAAGGACCCGGGAGACCTCTCCGACGAGCAGATCGCCTGGGGCATCGAGAACGCGAAGAGCTTCCTGTTCGGGGAGCAGGCGTATGTTTAGCGGCACCCTCCTGCCCTACCAGGTCACCGACGTCGCCGGGATGGCGAGCGACGGCGTCAAGCTGGTCGCCTACGAGATGGGGCTCGGCAAGACCCCGATGACCATCGCCGCCGTCGAGGACCTCCGCAAGCAGAACCGCATCCACTTCCCGACCCTGGTGATCGCGCTCTCCAGCCTGAAGTATCAGTGGCAGTCCGAGGTGTACAAGTTCACCGACAGCGACGCCATCGTCATCAACGGCACCCCCACCGAGCGCGCCGCACAGTGGGAGCAGGCGCAGTGGTACGAGTACGTCGTGCTTTCCTACAACACGGTGATCACCGACTGGAAGATTCTGGAGAAGTTCAAGTTCGACGGCGTCGTGATCGATGAGGCGACCGCCATCAAGAGCTTCCGCTCCAAGCGCTCCAAGGCGGTGAAGGCACTGGGCAAGCGCTGCAAGGTGCGCTTCGCGCTCACCGGCACGCCGATGGAGAACGGCAAGCCCGAAGAGGTCTACTCGATCATGCAGTTCGTGGACCCCACGGTGCTCGGGCGCTTCGACTACTTCGACCAGGAGCACATCGTCCGGAACGGCTTCGGCGGGGTGCAGTACTACCAGCGGCTGCCCCAGCTCCAGCAGAAGCTCGCCCCCGCCATGGTGCGCAAGCGCCAGGAGGACCCGGACGTGGCACCGTACCTGCCGGAGGCTCGCCACCGTGAGCCGCTGCTGGTCAAGTTCGACGCCTACGGGCAGAAGCTCTACGACACCATCGCGGACAGCCTGATCGAAATCCTGAAGGAGATAGCCGACCTCGGGGTCACTGCCGCCTCGTTCAACCTGGGCGTGCACTACGGCGAAGAGGACACCTGGTTCGACCCCAACGACCCGGTGATGAAGCTCCGCGGGCAGGCGATGTCTCGCGTGAGCGCGATCCTCCTGCTGGCGGCGCACCCCGAGCTGCTCGTCAAGAGCGCCGAGGACTTCGACAACCACACCGGTCACGGCAGCGCCTACGCGTCCGATCTGCTGTCCGAGGGTCTGCTGGACCGTACCAAGCTG